TCGAAACCCCTACGGGGCGCCAAGTTAAAGTTAGGACAGTTGGCTTAAAAGCAGCCATCTGCTAAGGAGTAGGGCGAAAGACATAGTTCTGGAAGCGCAAAGGTACCCCGGAAATGGTAAGGCCGATGCCCCTTTTGGCGTAGTAGCACACCTAACAATTTTTATATCTCCCTAGTGTAATGGCAGCATACCGGTCTCCAAAACCGTTGGTCGGGGTTCGAGTCCCTGGGGGGATGCCAAGCAATGCTCGAGTGGTGTAATTGGTAGCCACAGGAGACTTAAAATCTCCCGCTGAACGGCGTGCCGGTTCGAGTCCGGCCTCGAGCACCAAGTAATTCGGAGAGTTGGGTGAGCGGCTGAAACCACCTTCCTGCTAAGAAGACATGCGGGCCAAAACTTGCATCGAGGGTTCGAATCCCTCACTCTCCGCCAACAAGAAAGAAAATATGTTAAAATCTACAGCAACATTTAAATTGAAGAAGACAACAAAGACAATGCTAGCATTGGGCAAGTTCCGTGATGCACACGATCGAGGCCAATGGAAGCGAGCAATGATTGATGCGCAACTTAATGCACAGCATCAACCAAAAATTGCAAAAGGTAGAGATAACAAGGAATAAGTAAAAGATATTGGCCTATAGCTCAGTTGGTAGTAGCATTTGACTGTTAATCAAAGGGTCCCTGGTTCGAGCCCAGGTAGGCCAGCCAATAATGGGGGATTAGCTCATCTGGGAGAGCACTAGCTTTGCAAGCTAGGGGTGATCGGTTCGAGTCCGATATCCTCCACCAAACAACAAAGAGAGAATTATGGTAGCAAGAAATGATATTACTGGAGATGCAATTCAAACGAAAGGCAACTCTAACTCATATCGTGATAACTACGATGTAATTTTTAGAAAAGGTAACGACATGCAAGTAAGAGTACAAGAAGACGAAAGCAAAATTGGTCAATGCGGTTGCGGCCGTAGTCCAACTGGCAAGTGTATTGGATGGCATGGTCTTACTGAAGACGAGTTTAATGATCGTTTGGAAAAATATCAAACAGGTAAAGTTGACCTGTCTGGTAAAGAATTGTAAAATAAGATTAATGCCCTTATAGCTCAGCTGGCCAGAGCATCCGCCTTGTAAGCGGGAGGTCCGCGGTTCGAATCCGTGTGGGGGCACCAAGTTATAGGATAGATGACAGCAAACCATTAACGGCTAATACCCGTATCAAACGATGGGCAGAGATAACTTCAAGCCTATCACACATGGTGCTAGTACATGTAAAACAACTGGCAACAGCCTATCCTGTTAGAATAACCCGTGGCCAACCGACGTTATGAGGTTGGGGTAATTGCCAAACCATAAGAGCACGGTGCATTGGATCTACCGTAAGGTTCTCTTTAGGAACGACTTAAGAAATCACAAAGGCGGGGACGCTATCCCGTCTAAATGGAAAAGAACGTGGACAGAGTAACAGCTCAGTCTAGGGCTCATGTGGTGTGAGTGGCTAGACACTTTTAAAGAGTAGATTGACAAGACTTTAACACTCCGGCAAGGGTAACATCGTCAAGTCGATTTGCCGATCGAGGGGCCCTATAAATTCCCTTCAGTCTACTCCTTAAAAGTGCGGGGTTCGTATAGTGGTAATACCTTAGCCTTCCAAGCTAATGCTGAGAGTTCGATTCTCTTACCCCGCTCCAAGTTTTAGGATACTAACAGCAAATTCAAAAATTTCACTGTTAATGAAACCAAAATGGTATCCTGTATTTTTAATCCGAGTGTAGCGCAGTCTGGTTAGCGCATCTGCTTTGGGAGCAGAGGGTCGTAGGTTCGAATCCTACTACTCGGACCAGTTATAGCGGAGTAGAGGAGTCCGGACGTCCTCGCTAGTCTCATAAGCTAGAGATCGGTGGTTCAAATCCATCCTCCGCAACCAGTTAGAGGACATATGAGTCTAGTTAAACAATACGACTATAGTAGTTTTATAACAACCGACGATATTAAAATTGCCATAGGTAATATAGATACAATAATATCAAATGGAAACTACTTTAAAAACAGTCCGAAGTTTCAAACACAACAAAACCTGTTTGCGCTTCAAGATCCTGTTTGGTTAAAATTTAGAATGACGTTTTTAACTAGTGTCTTTATGTACCTCGGTCAAGAGCGCCAAGTAGCTAATATGATGGCCTGGTGCTTCAAGACCAACAACAGTACGCAAGAAGATAGAAACACATACTGGCATCATCACAATAAACACAGTGGATCTAGTATGAGTGGCATTATGTATTTGCATATACCAGACGATGTTACAGATTTATCAACTTGCGGCACTGAGATGGCTCCTAACGGTCCAGAAGGCCTTGGCAAATTCTATGCCGGCCCAAATGATCGCACATGGAACATCTACCCAAGCGAAACTTGGCACAGGCCAGGTCCAACACAAAGCAATAACTGGCGCTATGTACTAGCGGCAGACATTGACTACAAGTAACGCCTCTGTAGCTTAATTGGTTAAAGAACCCAGCTTATACCTGGGCATAGCACCGTCTAGATAAGGCGGAGTGTGGGGGTTCGAGTCCCTCCAGAGGCACCAGTTTAGGGATGACTTCAGCAAACAACTTTTTGCCGCTAAAATCTGGCAGGCCGTGCAGTTGGGCACCGTAGTTGAAATAGGGGTTCGATTCCCGGCGATACTACAGCATCCCGTTTTTATTCTCGCTATAGTTCAATGGATAGAACGAGTTCCTCCTAAGAATTAAATGTAGGTTCGATTCCTGCTAGCGAGGCCAAACTACTTGACTAAGTAGTCTAGATATTGTACAATTTAATTTTAACGGAGCATATATGCCAAAAACAAGTATTTCTAGTCGTGGTCCACAACTTGACACTGATCAATGTGTTGAGAACGCAGGCAACCGATTTGATCTAGTTCTAATCGCTGCTGCACGGGCTCGAGAGATTGCAAGGCAACATCGACACAGCGGTAGTACTGAAAGTGTATATGCAAGCGTCAGCGCCTTGCTTGAAATCCAAGAAGGCAAAATCGGAAGAGAGTACTTGAAGAAAGTACGTTAACAATTTGGTATACCGATAATAACTTTCCAAAAAATCTAAGACTACTTTGCCCTAACTGTCATAGTCAAACAGAGAACTTTGGAAGTAAAGGTAAAGGAAGTAGGTATAAAAAGACTTCTAAAAGAAATCAGTACTTACAAGAGTACAAGAAGTAATACCTGGTTAGCTCAGGGGTAGAGCGTCTCGTTTACACCGAGAGGGTCGGGAGTTCGAAACTCTCACCAGGTACCAAAATTAATCTACTTGTCCAAAATGTGTTGACATTAAAGACAAATAGTATTATAATTGATACATGTTAAGAAATTAACTGTGTTCTTTAAAAAGTTTTTAGGCTAGGTACAGCAACCCATAATTACTATGGATCGCTAGACATACCCTGTTACTAACTGGAGCCTGTATGGGCTTTGAAGGTTAGTAACAATGCGCAAGCAAGGACTGTCTAGATAGAGGAGTTTCGACAAGTCTCCTCGATAAAAACAAAAAGTAGACAACTAGCCTGTTTGATCGTATAGGATAGATACAGCAACCTTAAACTATACTAAAGACCGTTAATGCAGTAGACGGCGGCCCGTGGAACGGCTGTAGTGGTAGTAGAGAAATCTACAAGCCATAACGCTAATGGAACTGATGACCGAATGGAAAGACATACTATGTGCATGTACAGAACTTACATGCTAGGCTTGGGGAACTGAACCGATATACTGGGGATGGGGCCAAGCAGAAAATAAAAACTGTTCCGGCTATCCTGCTAGTTAATAGAATGTTAACAGCAAATTTAAATTTCATTGCATAATTGAAACAAAACACATTCTGAAAGGAAACACACATGAACACTTTTGTAAACGCAGTAGCAAATCAAGAAGCTCGTACCGCAAATGGTATGAAGGCTCGTAAGTCGACAGCTAACAAGGCCGTTGACCTATTTTTCAACATCGGCGCAAGCCGTGGTAAGAACATTGTCCCTGCCTTCACCGCAGCTTATGTGGAAGACAAGGACCTAGCATTGCGTATCGCTCTATGGGCACGTGATGCTCGCGGTGGTGCTGGTGAACGTCAGCTGTTCCGCGATATCCTCAAGCACCTAGAAAAGACTGACAAGGCAGCTGCGTCTGCTATGTTAGCTAAGGTGCCTGAACTTGGCCGTTGGGATGACATCTTTGTTGTAACCGACAAGGATCTCAAGACTCAAGCATACACTATGCTCGGTGACGCACTCCGTGCAAGCAATGGCCTTGCTGCTAAGTGGACTCCTCGTAAGGGTAAGGTCGCGGCCGAAATCCGCGCATTCTTCGGAATGAGTCCTAAGCAATACCGTAAGAGCCTTGTTGCTCTTACTAAGGTTGTCGAAACACAAATGTGTGCCGGCGACTGGGATAACATCAACTTCAGTCACGTTCCGTCCGTTGCGTCGGCTCGTTACAAGAAGGCATTCAACCGTCATACACCAAAGTTCGCTGAATATGTGAACGCATTGGTTAAGGGTGACCCAACTGTTAAGGTTAACGCCGCAGCAGTTTACCCATACGATGTGTTGAAGGGTGTTATCAACCACTACGGTCTAAGTTTAGGTAAGACTGAACTCGACCACGTGGTAGCACAGTGGGACGCACTACCTAACTACGTTGGTAGCGCAAACATCCTACCGCTTGTTGACGTTAGCGGTTCTATGACCTGCCCAGCAGGTAAGAACAGCGGCACAACTTGCCTAGATGTTGCAGTCTCGCTAGGCTTGTACCTTGCCGACAAGAACCAAGGTAAGTTCAAGGACACCTTCCTTACTTTCAGTTCTAAGCCTGACCTTGTTACTCTAAAGGGTAACGTTGTTCAGAAGGCACAACAAATGGTTAAGAGCCATTGGGAAATGGGTACAGACCTTCATGCCGCTCTAAACAAGATCCTTGACGTGGCTGTCAAGGGCAATGTTCCTCAAGCAGAAATGCCTGAAATGTTGCTAATCTTGAGCGACATGCAGTTCAACCAATGCGTCCGTCACGATAACAGCGCGATGGAAATGATTGAACGCAAGTATGCGAACGCAGGTTACACTGTGCCGCAAGTTGTGTTCTGGAACCTAAACAGTCACGACAACGTGCCTGTTGCTGCAGATAAGAGTGGAGCCGCTCTAGTCTCTGGTTTCAGTCCTTCGATCATGAAGGCACTGTTGGCTGCTGATATGAGTGAATTCACTCCAGAAGGCATCATGCGTAAGACTGTAATGGTCGATCGCTACAACTACTGAAAAGTAGAAGTTTAATAGGGCCTTAGGGCCCTATTTTTTTAACTAAAGGAGTTAGATGTATAAAGTAAAAGGAGCATCTGTTACATTTGATGTAATGACATTAGATGAAGCAATGCACACAGCAAAAGTGATGAACGAGTTTGTATCTATAACAGGACCAGACTTTGAAATCGTAGGTATGTTCGGAGTTGACTCGATCAAGGACGGTGTATGCCCAGACGGAGTTAAATACGACTGGAACAAAGCAAGCCGTATCGGAAGAGTAAAAAGAGAAAGAACATAATGGAACACAAGCAAGTTATCGTAATGCGGAAGGATTTAAACATGCGTAAAGGCAAACTGGTAGCCCAGGGTGCCCATGCCTCAATGGGCGCAATTTTAAGTCTTTGTAAGCGTGATGGTAATACGCTTGTTCTAGAAATGGACGAACGTGTCGAGCCTTGGCTCACAGGTCGTTTTAAGAAAATCTGTGTTTATGTAAATACAGAACAGGAACTGTTAGACATACACCAGCAGGCAAAAGAAGCAGGCTTGGTTACTAGTCTTATAGTTGATTCCGGACTCACTGAGTTCAATGGCGTTCCTACTAAGACCGCTGTAGCTGTAGGTCCGGATAGAGAAGATCGTATTGATGCGATCTGCAAACACTTACCACTTTACTAAGGAGATATTATGAAAAGGGTAATTGAAATTCGTGCCGCAGAAGGCGGAGAAGATAGCAAGTTATTTGTAAAAGATTTGGCACAAGCCTACATCAAGTTCGCACAAAGCAAGGGTTGAGCTACCCGCCTGATAGATGAGTATCTTGGCGAGTTGCATATTCTTGTTGAGGGTACTGATTTATCCGGCTTAGAAAACGAGTGTGGAGGCCACAGGATCCAACGAGTTCCGCCAACGGAACGTAAAGGTCGTGTCCACACAAGTACCGTTACCGTCGCCGTCATAGACCGCGTTGAGGCAATTGAAGCTTCCACTATACCTAGCATCGATTTAAAAGTCGAATGGTATAGCGGTACCGGTGCTGGAGGCCAACATCGTAACAAACACCAAAACAGTTGTCGTGTTACGCATATACCAACCGGTTTGGTTGCTACGGCACAAACTCGGAGTCGCCAAAATAGCTACAACCTAGCTGTCCAAACTATTACGGATTTGGTTGACAAGCAGACCAAAAACTACTATAATACAAACATAGCGAATACTAGAAAGACGCAAGTCGGGTCTGGTATGCGCGGTGATAAAATTCGTACTTACAGATTCCAAGACGATGTAGTTAAGGATCATGTAAGCAATAAAACATCTAGCGTGAAAAAAGTCCTCGCTGGTAATTTTGATTTACTTTGGAGATAATTATGTCATTGTACAATATGCTTTTTGGTGTTAACCCTGATACAGATACACTATTATCTCTGTTGGGTAAGACTACTGGTGACTTTGGCCGCTTTCGAAATGTCTACATGGAAGATGGTTTCATTGTTGTTCACACACGTAATGGTGGCGGCAACCGTGAAGACTACGAAGATGTGTTTGATGAAATGTCAGAGCACCCCTGGTATAGCCACGATGAAGATGACAGCTTTGATTGTACATACGCAAATATCTACTTCAAGGTTCCTGAAAACCACAAGGACTTCGTTGCTATCATGAACTTAAACGAAGGCCAAAAGCCAAGCGAACAATGGGCGGAAATACTCGCTACCATGGAAGCGCTGAAAAAGTAAGGGGGCTATTATGCCGTGGATTCAAAACGTAGCACTTGCTGACATTCCTAAGAAGCATCATGTTGCTGTGGGCGAGAATTCTATGCTGATTCAAATTGTGGATCCATCAATGACCTTTCCTACTCCTGCACACAAGTTCAAGGAAGTTCATCAATTTGAGTTCCTTGATCTTGAGCGTGATGATCCGTGGGGCGAAGAGTTCAAAGTCACTGACGAGCAAGCTGCTAAACTTGTAGGCCTGCTACAACACGCACTGGACAATCGCATGGATGTTATTGTGCATTGTGTTGCTGGTGTTTGCCGCAGTGGTGCGGTCTGCGAAGTTGGTGTTATGATGGGCTTCAAAGATACTGAAGCATATCGTAGCCCTAACTTGATGGTCAAACACAAGATGATGAAAGTCTTGGGTTGGACTTACGATGAAGATGAACCGCACACTATCAACGGTGTGCCGTTTGAATACGACGAACTGGGAAACAAGAAGATTATTCTACCACCAGAAAAGGAAGATACTTATGACTGAGATTGAAAAATTTGACCAGCGCATTGAAGCACTTGAGCAGGCTATTACCGCGGTACAACATGCAGCAACGGTCGATCGTAAGATGAGTCATGACAAACATTACAATGGTCACTTTACCAAAGCCCTTACGGAACTTGTATCTGTAAGAGATGCGGTTAAAGCACATAAGATTCGATTCGAAGCTGTAGGTCGATAACTGTTGTAATAAAGCCACAATGCCCTGTTAGCCTTTGGTTGACAGGGCATTCGTTTGGCGTTATAATATACACATACACTGACAGACACGGAGCGAAAATGAAACGTATAGAAATAATTGGACTAGTTGCAATAACTTGCCTTTTGGTTTCAAACGTAATTGTTATCAAATCGGTTAACCAAATTGGTTCTGAAGTTGAGACGATTAAAGAAGATCTGGACGAAGTTAAGCGAGTTGTGATTTATAAAACAAAAGAACGACTTGCCATTTCTGATAAAGAAATGGACTGTTTAGCCAAAAACATTTTTCATGAAGCGGGTGTTGAAGATCGGGCAGGTAAGATTGCTGTTGCCCAAGTAACTGTAAATCGACTTCGAGACGGACGCTGGGGACGAAATATCTGTGACGTGGTTTATGCTAAATCTCAATTTAGTTGGACCTTGTATAAAAAGAAACGTTATTCACAGCCTAAAGGTCCTCTTTGGGAAGAATCAGTTCGGGTAGCACACGAGTTTGCCAATTTGGGTAAACGAGTAAAAGGCATCGAATCTAGTATCATGTATCATGCAGACTACATAGATCCACCAAAATGGGCTAGAAAGATGCCAGTTGCAATTAAAATTGGACAGCATATTTTCTACGAGCGTATTTGACAGCTCTAAGATTTGGTGCTATAATATACATATATTGAAACACAGAGGAGCGAGCAATGACTAAACTAGTTAACGGATTAATTCCAGTAGGCACAGAGTGTCCGTTTAGATCAGAATGCACAGAAGCTCAAAATGGGAATTGTGCCCATAAAGGAAAAGAACATATAGTCAATTTCAGTTGTGGCTATGCTAGACTGATTGACATTTTTAAAAGGAATTCGTAATGAGAACTTGGGTAACAAGTGACTTGCATTTTGGACACGCGAACATCATGAAGTTCTGTCCACAGTCAAGAGCACGATATAAAAACGATGTAGAATACATGAACAACACAATGGTGCATGAGTGGAACGCTACTATTGCACCAGAGGATACTGTCTACATTTTAGGTGACGTTGCATTTTTGCCTGCAGCCAAGGCTGTGGCAATTATGAATCGTTTGAACGGTACAAAGATTTTAGTTGAAGGAAACCACGATCGCAAGTTGTTGCAAGACCCTGTCTTCCGTAGTTGCTTTGCAGAAGTGCATCAGTACTTGGCAATCACTTACGACAAGACTCGTATTTGCATGTTTCACTATCCTATTGCAGAATGGGATCAGATGCACAGAGGCGCTGTTCACTTTCACGGACACTTACATGGTGGCGTGAGTGGATTAGAAAAGTTCCGTGCTAGAGACATGGGCATGGATGCAACCGGCTTTATTGCTGTTCCTATGGAACGTGCTATTGCTGATGCAATGACTGGTGAGATCAAAGGTCATCACGTTTAAGGAGTATAACATGGAAGGCTTTAGTTTTGAATTATCAGGCATGGACGTTGTGCGTAAGGCACAGGTCTATGCTATGGCTGCTCATGCGGCAGTTGGGCAGAAGCGTAAGTACACAAACGAGCCTTACATTGTTCACCCGGCAGAAGTGGCCAAGATCGTAGCTGGTGTTCCTGGCGCTACCCCCGACATGGTAGCAGCTGCTTGGTTACATGATGTCATTGAAGACACTGGTTGCACGTTTACTGATGTGCATATGGCATTTGGTATTGACATCGCTACCTTAGTAGGTTGGTTAACTGATGTATCCAAGCCAGAAGACGGCAACAGAGCAACACGTAAAGCAATCGACCGTGAGCATAGTGCATCGGCTCCAGCTGAAGCACAAACAATCAAGTTAGCTGACTTAATCTCTAACACCCGTAGTATCATGCAATACGACGAAAAGTTTGCAAAGACCTACTTAGAAGAAAAGAGATTGTTGTTAGAAGTTATGAACAAAGGCGATGCTGGATTAATGGCAGAAGCTAGAAAGTATATTGGAGTTTAAAATGAAATGGTTTTGGCAAGATGCAAAAGGCGTGAAGGCAGATGTCGAACGGCATCGTGCCAAAGAAGCTGAACTAGATGCTCGTATTGCAGAGCTAGAGGGCAAGGACGATCCTATGAGTGTAGCCGCATTGCGAACATACCGTAGGTTCCGTGCCCAGCTATTGCAGAGCAAGGCAGAAGCTGTAGACAAGATTGGAAAACGCAAATGAGCAAGCGACTAATTTTAGATTGCGAAGCAAGGGAGTATGTTGACTTTGACGAGATCGACGGCAAAACTCCTGAAGAAGTAATTGAACGAATGAAGGCGCTCCGTGCTGACGT